GTTTAAGGACCTGTCCAACCGTGATAAGTTGAACGAGTTCTTGGAGGATAACCTTGCTATATTTGACAAGGTTCCTCAATTTCTTAACGATGTGATTCCTGTCTGGAGACACACTCGTAAGTTCTCGGATCCGTTTGGGCTAGCCCAAGTTGACGGTATCCTGTCACAGACCCGGGCGGCGGGAACGCCGCCGGATTCTGTAAAGATGCAGTCTAAGAGGAAGTTCCTCAAGACTGTATCAGAAAAGTCGCCACCTCTCACAGATACTGAGAAAGCGATCTTACGTGCGGCAATCTCCACTTTGGATGAAAGCCTGGACGAATCGATTTTTACGGGCCTTGACACTAAGGCGCGTACAACGATAACTGGATCCTCGTGCTGGGAAGCTACCCAAGACGAAGGAGGAACACAGACGGCAATATCTAATATTGTACATCTGGGTTCAGAGGGAAAACTCGTGCCTGTGCGCGACTTAACCTCTGGTCAGAAGACAGGTACTCTAGCGTACACCCCTTCCGACACAGGATCTTACATCTTTTGGTCATGCCTAGATGAAGTCCTCAAGATGGACCCACGCGGAATACGCATGGCTGCACTTGTAATGATATCCGAGCCGGGAAAAGCCCGCACGGTTACCAAGGCTATGGCGGCACTAAAGATAGTGCTCGACGTAGTCAATAAAATCTGTTCTTGGCCACTGACTAAGATAGATTCGTCAACAAGCGGGATGGGGAAATCCTCACACGCTTGGCAATCCTTCCGGAAGTCTTTCACAGACACCGGGAAGGAGGTTAGTTTTAATCCTCTATCAGAGAGCGTTAAGACTAATTCGGATGGTGAGAAGTTACTAACTACTACCTTCCGAGACCTGTTTCTGTCCTCAACCGATTATGAGAACGCGACAGATGCAATGAACCACGAGGTTGCCAGAGCAATCTCGAGGTACTGGATGGGCCGGTGCGGAATTCCACCGATTCTCCAGATGATCGTAAATGCGACGTGCTATCAGCCGCGCCCGATCGTATTCGAAGCTCAAGGACCAATGTCCCTGATCGGCGAACCTTGGAACGAGGAGAGTCCTTTCACATCTCCGCGCCAAGTAATGCTTCGTAAGGGAGTACTCATGGGAGATCCTCTTACGAAACCTGTGCTGCACTTAGTGAACATCTTAGTGCGCATAACTGGAGAAAACATCTCCAAACCGGCATTCGTTGACAAAGTCTTCGGAAATGCTGGAAGTGACGTACTACATTCCATCAGGAAAGTATTCTCACAGAAGAAGGACGAGCTAGA